CCGCAAAACTTTGAGCACGCTTGCGTTCATTGCTGGCTTGGGTATGATCAGTGCCAGTATGCAACGCACGCGAAAACGTATGTGTCTAAATATTGTGACGCGTGCAAGATGGAGAGTTTCTTCGATCCGGCTGATGCAGCGATGACATGTGTGCGCTGTAAACGGAATAGTCAGTCTCTGGAAACAGCGGTTGACCAGTAAAGGAGTAGTTATGGCAACTATTGGCTACAAGCAAAAAGGCACCAACGGCCCGCTGTACAACCCTGAGCGAGACTATGCGTACGTCACACCATCTTTAATGGTGCGGGCTATCGAGAATCTCGATGTCGGCGCGCTCTCGCCGCAGATGCAGGTGTGGTACGAGAAAAACAATATCTCGCAAGAAGAGATAGTAGCGATTGCCGGAGCCTTGGCCGCGGCGCAAAAGGACTTTGTAAACGGCGCTGATCCGGTCAAATCATTCGAAGAGGCGCTGTCGCGGCACAATTTTTTTGCGTTTCGTTTACCGGTGCGGCAGGTGCTCTTCGCCGCTATCGGGGAGGTGTTTTGCGCAGCGTGGTTTTTAGCGGTGCGCGAGGTGTCAATTCTTGGCGCGGCCTCGCCGGCACAGAACGACATGGCTCGGTTTGCTTCGACTGTCTGTGAGTTTGCCGCGCGTCACGGTGCGCGGCAATACAACGCAGATTTTCTGGCAGAACATTTACGCATGGACAACGACGTACTGATGACGCGATTAAAAATGGCGCATCAAGAAATCGTACAGTTAAAAGCGGCGTTGCAAGACGCAAACAAAACCATCGAGCAACAATCAGCGCCTTTGCCTTTGTGGCGGCGGATCATCGCTGTATTTGCGCCAAACAAATAGGTGTTAAATGCCCAAGTACAGGATGTACGCAGACCCGCAAGCATTTGCGGCGAAACTACCAAAAAAATCAAAAGAACTTACGCGGTTTCTCGGGCTCGACTTGGGTAGTAATTGTGGCGTAGCGGTGTACGACTACGACCACAATACGCGCCCAAATTTACTGCAAGAACGGCTGCAGTTGTTTCAGTGGGACCTGTCCGTGCAGGGCATGGAGTCCCGCGCAGCGCGCTTCGTACGGCTGCGTCACTTTTTAAATGACGTTGATCCAGACGTCATTGGCTATGAGGATGTGAAGTACACACCGCCGAAAGAGTTCTTTGTCAACAAGAAATTCGGCATTCCTGCCGTGCTGGCCAGAACGGCTACCGCCTCAGAAATTCTCGGCGGAATGAAGGTTACGGTAGCCACGTGGGCCGAAGAGGCCGACCTTATCGCCACCGGCTACGCGATTAGCACCATCAAAAAAGCCGCGACTGGAAACGGCAAAGCCAGCAAAGATGATATGATTATTGCGGCTAACAGAGTGCTTGGAAAAGCATTCGACACAACAAAGTACAAATCGACGGGTATCGACAATGTCGTCGATGCGGCATTTGTGCTGCTGTTGTTGTTTACAAATACAGCCAACAGCATGGTGCATTCTAAGTCGAAAAAGTAACTGCGATGGACCGCCCCGATTCGTTCACGAACGTTGAGCCAATTATCGGCGCGGATAATGTTCCAACGCTATCTGTAGCCGACGCGCTGCAGCGGCGAGATGCGCCGGTTTCTCTTTTTACGGCGGCATTGCTGTTCACGCATGGCGGATTCGATCGCGACCCTGTGATCGAGTTTGACGCGCGTTTTCCCGCAGAGCAGCCTGATTTACGGCCGTTCTGCATCGACTTGCGCAAAGAACACGAGTTCTTTTTCCGCGGGCTGGGCGTGATGCCGGCACCGGGTAAGACAAGACCGGTGTGCTGGGACAAACGGCTGTACGGCATTGACACGACGCGTGCCGAAGAGTGCTTCTCTTTTCTTGGCGGTATCGCGTACTCAAACCCAAAGATTGGTTTGTTTGCGCAGTCTTTTACGCAGCCGGTGTTTGTGCGAGACCCGACGAGCGTTACGCCGGAGTTTTTGTCTGTTACGGTGTTCGGTGTGATGTCGAATCGCTTTGTGTCTTTTATGGCAGAACACCTAGGCGGCACACCAGTCGTGAAGCGTGTAGGGGCTAACGAGCAACACCTTATACCGCCGTCTATTCAACTTGCCGGGTTAAGCAGCGGCTTTACCGGCGAAGACCCACTAACAATGCGAGACGACAAATGAGCGCGCAGCAGTATCACGTAGCCGTGTTGCAGGCGAACGGCGACTTTGGTGTTGAAAGTTTTGAAACACTGGAACAGATGGCTACGCGCATCAAGGAACTGATAAACACGGATGTATCTGTTGCCTGTTTTCACGGCGCTCGGGTACTGATATCAAAACCGCCTATGCGGTACTTGATGCTGGGCGACGTCAAAATGCCGCTGTTTGATGTGCCGGCGCTGGAGAATCTGGAGCCGGACGACACCACCTACCTTGGCGCTGACCCGGCCATATTGGAAGGGCCGGCTGAAATCTCGTTGCCGCAAAAACCAAAAGTATCCGAAGACGCTGAAAACTTCTTTGCCGACGACGCCGACAGTGTCGTAAACGTCTTCGATAGCATTCTGCCCGACCCGGATAGTTGAACTAAATTTTTGCGCGTAACCGGGCATATTTATTGTACTGCTGTTTTGCGGTGAAACAGCGGGCGCATCTATCTTTATTCGGCCTACGTGCCGAGTTGGGAGATACTATGCGTGCGCGTAGTTAGATACAGGGGAAAAATAGTAAAGCATAAAGAAGCAATAGATTCAGACGGCGTACTGCTTACGTTTAAAGATGGCAGCGCTGAATTGATAACACCCCAAATGTGGGCAATGTATAAACAAGACCGTTTCCATAGAGGAGGAAAAAATGGAAATAAAAGGCATCGCGATAACGCAACGGAGGGCAGTTCAGAGGTTTGATCGTGTGGCGCAGGTTTGCCGTAACATGGCGTGCAAACTCTACCACACGGGTCAGACGACTGTGTTCAATAACGATGTCAGATACCCGAAGAGCAAGCGACCTTTTGTGCTTGCTCTAGAGGTATCGTCGAGTCTCGGGCTGACGTTGTCTTTGTCTGTTTTGCGATACAAGCAGGCGCTCCCTGTATTTGATGTGATCGGCCGCTGGGATTTCCGGCAGCCGATTGCCTTGAATGGCAGCGGTGCACAATTGTGTCTCAAAAAACCCAAGCATCAGATGACGGCTGCGAGAGGGTGTGAACTCTTGCAGGCGCTGACTGATTGGGCATACAACCCAGTCGAGCCTGACGAGGTTAAATGGCCGAAGTTTCTTGTTCCGTTCCAGCACGGAGAGGAACGCTACGACGCCGACAAACTGAAGGCGTACGTAGACGCTGACCTGATCGCGACCGGTCTTGAAAGCCTGCAAACAGAGGCTTTGAAGGCGGACATGACAGAGGTCAGCGGGCCAATGGTTTATGTCAATGCCGCCGTCGCGCAGGATTCTGATATCCAGCAGGCGGTTGAGACGAATCGGTTGGTTGAGAACTATCGGCCGGTACTTGGTTTTGCTGACCGTAATCCGCTTGCGTTTGTGAAAACAATACGGATTCGCCGGCCAAATCCAGCCGCGTCGATTCTTCGCCGCCGTGGTGTGAAAGTTGTGGATGACACACTTGCAAACTGCGGCAATGTAGTTAACGAGATGATCGCTGAAATGCGGTTGTCGTTCCCAGACGCATCACTAGAAGATAATGACATCTATGATGCTCTGGTACATCCAAAGAAGCCGGTGTTCGTTAACGTGGCTGTACCTACAGCCATTAAAGAAGCGCCAAAATATGTAGCCAATGTGCTACGTTACAGCGCTTCGAAACGAGCACAAAAGGAAGCAATGGACGGAGAGTTGCTAACGGCGGCAATGAATCCGGATAGTCCTTTGCTGCTAAGTCGGGTAAGCGCGGTACAAATCTCGTCTGCCAGCCAGTTACAGGAGTTGCCAAACTGGCTGCGCGGGAGTATCCTCGCATCAGCCGACTGGACGCCAAAACATAAAATGATCGGCGTCAGGGAGGAAGCCAAGGTGGTCGCGGAGGCGGCACACGGCTAGCACTGAATGCGTCACTTCATAAAACTAAACAACAAAGGTTTCGTACTGGATTGGCTGTTAGCCGACGGCGCTGTTCCGTCGACGCTCCCGGTTTTTCCAGACGACGCCGAGAACGGTTTAGTTGTGGCGCATTTAATGTCGGGCGATGTTGTAGCGGAGGTCATACCGAAACCGACGCATGTTAAAAAAGCGTGTGGTGGCGGTGTACCACTGGGCCGGCTGTACTTCCACATACCGAAGACACGCCTCTACAAAGTCTGCCCAAATTTGAGTCCAGAGTCCTTTACCGGGGGTGCGTAGTTTGCACTGCCACCCCCGGTTTTTTTTAGATATTGGAGCCCGCAATGGCGCAATACGACGATCCGGCGAATATTCGACTTGGCAACGGCCGCGCCATGTCTGAGTTGATGCGCGGCGGTCCCAAGGGTATTCGGGGCGTGGTTGTGGCGCCGTCTACACCCGGCGGCGTTCCGACCAATTTCAATCCGCACGACAAGCACGGCATCAAAATAAACATTGAACCTGACGGCCCAAACGGCTCGTCACTAACGCTGAGCGACGTAACAGCCGATATGGCGCAGACAGCGGTTGAGCGCGCTAATAGTCAAATCACCGGCAATGATATCAATGCAATAAGGGAGCGAGCAGCAATGGCATTTGAAGAGTTGGCGAAGATGGCAAATTCAAGTGTTAAACGTGTTCCGCACAAAGCGCCACCGCCCGTGCCTAAGCCGCAACCATCGGGTGTCGCCGAAGCGGTTAGCGAAGCGCAAATGTTGACAGAACTGGAAGAGACGGCGCAGGTATTACGCACTGAGGCGCCTATGCCGCCGATTGAAAAAATAGACCGTACGTATAGCCCAATGGCGGCGTTTGGCCTGAAAAAACCGCCGACGTCTGCTTCGGCAACGCCAGTGGTTGCAAAAAGTACAACAAGTGGTCCGCCGCAAAAACTGGTGTACTTCGAGAAAGAGGGAATCGGCACTGTCCCCGCATTTTTCCACGACGTTTTGATATCTGTGTCGCGGCTTGACCCCGAAATCCCCGAAGAAAGCGGATTTATAGTGTTGGTTTACGACGTGCGTTTTGAACAGTCGGCCGCCCGTTGGTTTCCGCCGGCGAATGATCCATACCACCGTCCATGGGCCGTACAGATCAATGACGACAGGCGGCTGTACCTTGTGAATACTACGGGATTCCAGTATGTTTATGATGGCCGCGAGTACTGTGTATTACAGGTAGAAAAAGCCCTGCGCGCACCGGTGGAAGAGTAGCGTTATGGAAAAACGTGGTGTGGTTAGTCCGGAGACAACGCCGGATACAGAGAACGTAGTCGCCGACAAATCCGCGGCAGAGCAAAAGTGCGCATCTAAAACAGCCAAAATCGAAAATTTGGACGCAGATTTTCGTAAACGCGCCGCTGAAGCCGCCGCCAGCAAAATTCAATAAAAAGGGTTGTTACTGTGACTGTAATGCCGTCTTCGTCGTTAGGGTACAACACGCTCGGCCGTGCAAACGTGGACGAGCGTTTCCCAGACCCGTTCTGTGACATTGCCAGCCTGTCTATGCCGGAGAGCATTCAGACGGCGCTGCGTTGGTGCGAGTACATTGTCAACGCAAACGGCCCCTACCGGCAGGCCATCGATCGCGTTGTCTCTTACTTTATTACAGACGTCGAAATCAGAGACATCGGCGAGAAAACGACTGGGCGCGAAGAGAAAGAGAAGTTTCGCGTTTTCCTTGAAGAGACGCTCAGTATCAAGAACGTGCTCCACACGGTAGCGATGGACTACCTGACGTACGGCAACTCTTTCACGAGCATCATTGTTCCTTTTCGGCGCTACTTGATGTGTCCGCGCTGCGGACTCGAAATGCCGTTTGACAAAGTACACAACTCTTCGCAGTGCGCCTTCTCTTGGCAGAATTTCGAGTTCCACGCTACCTGCCCGAATTGTAAGTTCGTTGGCGCGTGGAAGCACATCGATCGGCGTAGCGGCGACACAGGGACGATCAGCGTTAAGCGCTGGAGCCCGCACGAAATGGATTTGATTTGGGACCCGTACACGGAAGACTGTACGTATGTCTGGAAAATTCCCGAAGACTACCGCAATCTAATCAAAGCCGGCCACTTACATCATCTTGAGCGCGCCAACTGGGAAGTCATTCAGGCGATCAAAGATAACAAAAACCTGATGTTCGATAAGGGCGTGATCTATCACCTGCGCGAAGACGCGCTCGCCGGTATGCGTAATCGTGGTTGGGGCATATCCCGCGTGTTAGCCAATTTCCGGCAGGCGTGGTATGTGCAGATTTTGCATCGCTACAACGAGGCTGTAGCCCTTGACTATGTGATCCCATTTCGCGTGATTACACCGATGCCCCGCGGCGGTGATGGGCAGTCCAGCGATCCGGTGCACACCATAAACCTGTCGAGTTTTACGGCGCGCGTACAGGCAATGCTGCGCGCCCGGCGTACGGACCCGGCGCGCTGGAACGTGCTGCCGTTTCCCGTGAACTATCAAGCGCTGGGCGGCGACGCCACGCAATTAGCGCCGCGCGAACTAATGGACCAAGGACTTGAAACACTTTTAAAGTGTATTGGCATGCCCGTTGAGTTGTTCAACGGCACGCTGTCTTTTCAGGCTGCTCCGGCAGCGCTCAGGTTGTTTGAAGCAAACTGGAGTCATTTGCCGCACAACCTGAATCGTTTCTTAAATGAGTTAGTCGCCAACGTCGCACGCATTATGTCGTGGGAGCCTGTGGGCGCAAAACTCGTTCGGGTTACCCACGCCGACGACCTCAATCGTCAGATGGCCAAACTGCAACTTATGCAGGGTCAGCAGATCAGCAAGACGACGGGGCTCAAGAGCGTCGGGCTCGATTACGAGGAAGAAACAAAGCGCATGCTCGAAGAAGAGCGCATATACGCCGAAGAGCAGGGGCGCATGCAGGAAGAGATGGCGCAGGCGCAGCAAATGCGGGATATGAGCCAGCCCGCCGAAATGATGATGGGCGCGGGCAACGCTGGAGCCAGTGCTACGGGCATGCCGCAAGGAGGCGGCGCGCCCGCGGCTGCTCCGGCAATGCCGGGTCAGGCGCCCAGTCCTGTCGACCAGTTCTTGATGCAGCGGCAGAACTCGCCAAATGTTCCGCGCACGCCAGAAGATTTGCAGTCGCAAGCGCAGATGATTGCGAATCAATTGCTGGCAATGCCGGAATCGCTAAAGGACAGCGAACTTATCAAACTCAAGCGCGCAGACGCGACGATGCATGCATTGGTTACGAGCATCATCGACGACATCCGCCAACAGGCCCGATCTCAGGGCGGCGCAATGCTGATGGCGCAGCAATACGGACAGGGGCAGGGCGCTGCGCCCGCTGGCTGATATGCGCGTTGGCATATACACACATTACGCGCATTGTGATGCTGCATACTTTGCCGTGCGGCTTGCCGACTTCCTGCAGTCGCAGGGTGCGGACTTCGGCATTTTTTCAGACGCCACCCCCGGCAAACTGAAGTGTGCCTACGACAACGGCATAATGCACAAGCGAAAAATTAGATTCACAGACTGGGCAAAGCAATACGACTCGGTTATCTGGACAAACCCGCCAAAAATAGAGCAGATCAATTACGCAAAGCGCCAAGGCATCTGTACGCTGATCGTACCGATGTGGCAAGAACTCACACGGCCGTTCCGCAAGGTTATGCAGCGCGCTGATCACGTAATCGCGATGAGCACGGAATGTCGCGAACTATTTGCCACTGTCTATAAGTTTCGCAACG